AACAACTATTTCGATTGATGACCATTCTGGTTTGCTAGCATAATAAGCTATCGAATTATAACCATGAACTGATACTGGTGTCATTGTTGCATGAGGTAATGAACAAGTACTAACATTCAAAGTTACTGGATCAATAGATGCTGAATCTAATGCGGCAATACCAAATTGCTGAAAAATAACTCGGAACCGATGTTTTTGTTTTGGCTGCACAATACCTGCACGATCAGTATTGGTATTTGCAACTACTCCAAATTTGCCTAGAGAATTTTGATATGCCATTTAGATCTCCATATTCGCTTTCATTTATTTAGTCTTTTTCCGCAAAATAATTCGTGGTCTTTAAAATCATATTGGCATGAAGCTAAATATCATTAAGCAAACTTTTGGATCCATATGACATTCATTAATCAAAATTCAAATGCAACAGAAAAAATCGGATTTCACAAGCATTCCGATTGGTTAAGTCCAAAGCATAAGACTTTGTTTTTTGTTGAGTTCATCGGAGGAGTAAAAGTCCCTGGCTCAATCAAATATCAAATGCATAGAATGTCATCACTTGTCAGAACAGTTGATCGTCCATCTTTGAATATGGACGTAAAAGATTACAATCAATATAATAAGAAGCGAGTTGTCCATGATAAATTACGATATCAGCCAATTACCATTCGCTTTTTAGATACAGTTGATTCACCAGTTGTCAATGTGCTTCAAGCATATCAAAGTTTCTATTATGGCGATTACAATACCAAGAAGCCGAACTCATGGCAATATGACACCTTAGGTGGATTTGAGACAATAGCCAATAATTTTGGTTTGAGCAGTGATAATAATGGTGATGCGGAGTCCCATTATTTCTTCAAGCAGGTTAATATTTTAGAATTCTATGGTAGACGGCTCACTGTCTATAACTTGATTCATCCCAAGATTGTTTCAACAGAATTAGATCCAAGGGATATTGAATCTAGTGTAGCAGCTGAAATTGGCTTTACGATTGAATACGAAGGCGTAACCAATAT